ATCCCATTCTCTCCCTTCTTCATCTATAAAGAGCGCAAGAGACTCTTGGTTGTAGCCGTAGAGAAAGTTCTCGATTGCCTTTTCGACTCTTGGGTTGAGCTCTTCAAGGTAGGCAAGCTCCAAGTCGCTAACGGGCCAGCTTTTTCCTTCCCATGAGAGCACTTCAGCAACATACCAGACTCGGCTTTCGCCAGCATTTCTCCACCATTCGACTCTCGCGTATACTACTTGAGGCCCTCTACTTTCGCTCGCTTGACTTCTCAACCCGAGGAAGAACTCCACCGGCTCGAGGTAGATACCTCCTTCTCTGTCAGTTGTTCGCATGAGCTTGCTCCTTCTTCTTCTTTCAGCTCTCCAACCGTGTCAACCATTTTACACCCTAGATTGACAAATTGCAACGATTGGAGAAAGTTTGTTGTTCGTTGAGGAAGATACTTGGTTGCACTGTTGGCGTCAAAAATTGACGTCCGTAGTGGAAGGCTCTGCCTTCTTCTCTTTGTCCTCCAGTGCCTCTTTAGCAAGTTGGTTGAAATACTCGGTTGCGGCCTCAGCGCCGTCTCGATACTCCTTGGGCTTATGCAGAGGGGAAAAATCCGCCGTTGCCATTTCCTTCAGATGGCCTTCGAGGGTATACACCCGCCCCTTGCACTTCTCGTAGTCCTCAACCACGGCCTCGTTGACCACTTCGACGTATCGCTCCGGGACGGTGAGGGACGCTTCCAGGAGTTCGAGTTCGGCAAGGCGGGCGCGGAGCCGCAGGGCCTCTTCTACTGCAATAGTTTCTTTTGTCTCTTCTTCGGCTAAAGTTTTTCTCAGGTCGGCCTCCGTCCACGATAGCCGCTCCACCTCGTCGCAGAGGGCGGAGAATAGTGAGACCGGAAGGCCGATAAGGCGTTCAGCGGGATTAGCGGCCCAACCCCAATATTCAGAGTTGTGACTTACCAGCAACTCCCTCGCCCTTTCCACAATCGGCCTTTCGATGATTTCCTCATAGAGCGTCTTTACTTCGCCGCGCTCGATTTTGGCGAGAATTTCCTTCGGGTCAGTCATTTCTTTTGACTCCTTTTCCGCTTAGCCTCTAATTGTTTGAGTCTTTTTGTAAACGCTTCTCTTTCTTCCGGCGTCTTTAATACAGTTTTTTGCCCCTTACAGCGAGGACAGAAGAGTAGCTTCATTTGATCTTGCTTCCTTTCTTGATCTGGCCGGCCTCAACTTCCACTCTCGCATACCACTTGTGCGGCTCGGGGTAGTGAGGGCCTTCGAGTATAGCCGGGCCATCAGAGACGTCTGGGCCGAAAGGACCAGGCTGGTAGACAGGGATAGAAAGGCCACGAGCGTGGGCCTCCTTGAGGGCCTTTTTGCTTTTGAAGTTGAAGATTGTATAGGGCATCAGATGGGCTCCTTTCTACCAGTTGGGTTCTTCGTAAATGAGATCAAGGTCGAGCTGTTCGGCGAGTTTAAGCACTGCCTGTCTGACCTCGATTCGCTTTATTGAGACTGCCGCTTGGTTCTTAAACGACCGGGCTTGAAGCTCGGCCTTTTCCTTCTGAAGAAGAAGAACCTCGAGGTTCCAAGCGAGCGTCTCTGCGTTGGCGAGGAGCCACTGTGAGAGAGGGCTAAAGTCCTCTTGATTTTCGTTTCCGCGAAGAGCAGAAAACTCTTTGAGTTCTTCGATGAACTCCTGTGGTGTTTTGAGCATAGGTTTTAGTCCTCCTCGTCTTCTTGTAAATCTCCAAACTCGTTCGGTGGTGCAGCCGTAAGCATAGGCAGTATGATCTTTCCTGTGAGTTGAACAAGAACGATTTTTGCGTCGCAGCTACAGAGGATCTCTTGCCTGTCTAGGTCAGCCGAGATCCTCGGAGGAACGTCCCAAAGCTCGTAGTTTTGGAAATTACAAGAGCCGGATTTTGACTGCAGCTCAAGTCTTTGTGTGCAAACAGGACAGCGGAACCAGACGGAGTCATATGAGCCCATCTCTCTAACTCTCCTTTCTCGCGTCTCTCCCCCACTGCCTCTCCTCCCAGTGCCAGAGCCTTTCGACTGGAACGAGATCGAGGAGAATATGTTCGGATAGTCTATTGAGCTGAGCTATGTTAGCTCGCGCTGCTACTCCTTGCCACCAGAACCAAAAGTAGAACATTGGTTTCTTTTCTCCTCTCTGAAGGGAAACGGACTCGTTACTATTGAGCTGTCATCTCCCTGACCAAGGTAAACCATATCATCCCAAGAGCAGCCGTGTTCCTCTGTTCGAGAGCAGGTGGTATACTGCTTTCGTTCTCCGTCAATGGTGGCATATTTGTAGGGATGCTCTGCGTGGCTGTGGTCCGGTGTTAGGTAAGCTCCTAACTTGGTTATTGTAAAAAACTGTTTTCTTGAGAACCAAAAGTGGTAGATCATGCCTTGGTTTCCTTTCTCCTTTTTCTATCTCTCTGGCCAGCCAAAGGCGAGCCTTTTAATTAGGTCTCTGCGTTCGATTAGTGCAAGGCTCCAGTAAAACTGGCTCTCCGAGAGGCTTCGAATCAGCCAGCGGAGGGAAGGTTTAAGAGGAGGCATTTTTCTTCTCCTTTCTTGGATAGAACCATGGATAGTAGTGACACTTCTCGCACCGCTGGACATAACTCGGTGTCAGCTCTGCACCCTTCTCTCTTGCTTCTCCCCACGGGTCCAAGCTGGTCGGGTAGTCACACTTGCAGTAGCAACGAGTTCGCTTGCCGAAGAGAGTTAGTCGTCTCATTTGGGGCTCCCCTTTCCTCTTACTCTTCACACACGAAAAGAGTCTCTCTATCTGTCCTCCAATACTCAAGCTCCTCGTCTGTCCTGACTTTCTTAACTCGCTCTACCAGCCGGCAGGTGACCAGCTCGCTATGGTAGACGTAGACTTGGAGACTGATGGGAACCTTTTTCCCTCGTGAGTCTTTCGTCTGCCAAGTGCTCGTAAAGTCCGTGCTTGAGCGGTCTACCCTCATCTTCCAGAGGAGGCCAAAGGCTCGATGAAGAGGGCCGAGAACAAGGTCGACTGCCATTTCTACCGGAAGGTCTCTCGTGCGAAGGCAAATGAGACAACCGGGAGTATCTCCCGACCAGAAGCTCGGCCAGGCTTTCAGCTCGACCGAGCTGTTATTCGCTACTGGGAGCCCCCGGAGGAGCTCAAAGAGGGGCTCGACTGCGAGCAAAGTCTCATCCTTGCGAAGGAGCTCCTCTGCGAGCTTCAAGCGGGAAGCCCGGAGGCTGGTGATGTTAGGATGCTGGGCTTTTTCTGCTTCTCTCATAGTCTCTTCCTCACTTCCTCTTGTAGATTCAAAGGTAAAGCCCCCAAGAGCCTCTCCCGGGAGCGGGGCTCAAGCTCTGCTACTCGCGAAAGGAACTCCTCAAGGCTATCCGGGGCAGCGAGCCGCTTGCAGCTTGGTCTCGCAGCTCCCCCCACGTGAGTGACGACAAGAACCAGCCTCTCTCGGCGGAGCTTTTCGGCCTCCAAGAGAAGAAACTCTCGTCCGCTTTCAGTTAGCTCTCTCTGCAACAGGGCCATTCGGAGGCTCAAGGTTTTGAGCTTATCTTTCAGCTCGTCAAGGGTGAAACTTTCTGGTTGAATTGTCATAGCTTTTCCTCCTCTCTCTCTCCTCTTCCTCTCTCGGCTCAAACGTTGTCTTGCTGTCGCGGAAGGTTCCTTCGTCTACGTCGCTCTCTCCGTCCCAGATAGGACAAGCGTTATCGGCAGCACGGTGCTCTTCATACTCAAAACGGCAGTTTTTGCAGACTACCTCAAAGGGACCCTTTTTCTTTATCATACTCTGGACTCCTTCCTTCTGGGCGCTTGCGCCCCTTGCGCCGCTTGCGCTCGCGAGCTCCGCCTAACGGCGTCAAATTTTGACGTCGGCTTGGTGGTTGGTTTTTGTCTACTCGCTCTCAATCCTTCAGGGGAGGGCAGGGAGACGCCTGCGGCCCAGACTGTTAGCTTTGCTATGGTTATGAAGGAGGCTAACAGCCTAGACCGCTTGCGGTCCTTGCCCTGGTCTGGAGGGGCGAGCTTGGAGAGGGAGAGGGCTCTTGTGCCCCACCTCCGTCTCGCTGGGCGGATTGGTGGTGGGTTAGAGTTGGTCTTCCATTTTTCTTCGTAGACGTATAAACCTCTCGTGATATGCTTCCACAATCTTATTGAAGCAGGCTTCACAGAGAGTAAAATTATTATCCGCGTCAAAGATTGTCGGCACAGGTGCAAGAGCGTTGAAGAACGGAGGGTCCTCGCTGGACTCGTCTACGACCGCGCCGCAGAAGTCACAATAAAGAAGACCATCACTGGACTGTCTGGACATACTGTTTCTCCTTTTTCTCTCCCCAGGCCGCTGGCGGCCCTACCAGCCAAGCCCGTCGAAGGCGTCCGCTATTAGCTGGTAGCAAGCAGGGCAAAGGTGAAAGTCGCTCATCTCGTCAACGAAGCATTCGTCTTTGAGCGGCACCTGGAGCTCAATCCCGCAACGATTGCAGGTTGGACTCGTTTGCCGTCTTTTGGGAATCGGGATTAATCGCGTTTTCTGCATCTCTCCTCCTCTCCTCCCCCAGCGCTCTCCTGTTGGCTGGCCAGGTAGAGCCCCGGGTATTTTGTGTTGATTTTGGGTTTTGGTTGGGAGTTTGAAGTTGACTGGTTGACTGGTTCTCGGTGACTGGGTTGTTTTGTTAGTGTGAATTTTTCAGTTGATTTGTTTTAGTTTGATTTGTTTTTCTTTATAAAAAAAATTTTTTAAACTAAAAAACAACATTAAAAAATCATCACACTGAAAAAACCACACTGAAAAAACCACACTGAAAGAAAAACCACCACTGAATCAAAAACCCAAACACAAACGCAAAATACCCTGGGCTCTAACAGGCCAGCCGTTAGGAGAGGAGGAGAGCAGTAGAGCATTGTGCATTTGTGAACGTGAACATGTGAATGGGTTTCGCCCACAGGGAAAAGCACAACTTTCGCTCTTTCATTCCTTCCTCCTCAAGCCAGGGCAAAGGCCAAACAGTGGCCTGCCCCAGCCCCTTTTTTGAATTTGATAGTGTGGAGGCTTTCATCTCTTATACTTTCTCCCTCTCTTTTTTAATCCCGCCCAGGTGCCGTCAATTTTTGACGCCGGCAGGTGGGTTATAAACTAATCCTGCGGGTTGTTCTTCTTGGCCCAGGCAAGCATTTCTTCGAGACTACCAAACCCTGCCGCCTTGATCGCGCCTTCCATAGCATCGGCCTTGGCGGCCTTGGCCTTCACGCCGGAGCTGGCGGCCTTCTCGGTTTTGGCCATGGAGAGCGTATAGGCCGCTTCCACCAGGCCCTTGCCACCGTCTTTGAGCGTGTAAAGGTCAGGGTGCGGTCCGTTCCCGTCTTTGTCGGCCACATAAGTTACCGCCCCGGTGGTCTTGTCCTTTACGTAACTTCCGGTAATCTTTTGGCCGTCCTCGCCGGTATCCCCGGGCAGGTAAAAACCAAGCGGCGTGGGGATATTCACGCTCATCATGCGGGCGACTTTTTCAAAGAACCCTTTCTCGTCTACGCCATACATCTGCAGGGCGTCGGCCAAGTCTCTCGCCACTGGCACAGGCACGTCCGCCACGATATTGGCTCCCGTATGCGGCCTCATGTTGGTGGTGACAAACTCCCTGCCGTCGTCGGGCTTATACTCGAACGTCGAGAAATGCACGGGTTCAACCTTTTTAATCTTCTCGTCTGCCATACTCGTTCTCTCTTTCTTTTCTTTTCCCTCGCGAGGGGTAAATTGTTCAAAATCTGACAATTGGTAAATAAAACTACCGGCGTCAAATTTTGACGTTGGGAGGTCGGTCAATTCATGGCTCGGTTAAGCGGGCTGTTGAGGGTAATTAACCTGCGGTGGAAATTAAAAGGAAGGAGACGCTATCTATGCTGGTTACGATCAGGCTATTTGCTGTGTCGCTATAGGCCTCCAGCTCGTTGTTATCGTTAAATTCGACAACATGGGATTCTACAACTGTTTCCGGAGTTATATCTCCGTCCTTCAACAGCTCGTTTATGTCGTTAAGAAGTTCTTGGACGTTCATTCTGGGCCTTCCAATCTCGCCCGCTTAACGAAACCATGAATTGACTTTCCCATAACCCCAGACGGGATTAAAGAAAAGAGGGAAACTTCTGGAATAACGATATGTCTCGGGCGGGAACGCCAATCCCGAGCCCCACGTTATACCGGCCAATTAGGTAGTTCACCTCGGTATGGCCACCGGCGAGTATTCTCGCGGACCAGGAAGGGAAGGTATTCCCTTCGGGATATATCCTGGTGTAACGGGCTCGGAGCATTACCGGGCGATATACCGTTGCCACCTGTTTTCCAGTTTGCCGGACTGGTCATTGAAATTGGCTGTGGTTGTATCCTTTTCTGTTTGGGTTTGCGTTTCGGTCAGTCATATGTATTGCATACCCCATGCCAAAACGTAACGTGTTGAAATCATTGGGTTTTTCCGAAATGCCTCGGGCTGAAACCGGCCAGAGCGTCAAAACATGGGGTCAAAATTTTGAAAAGCGTCAATGTTTTGACACTGCTTGTCCGAGCCAATGTTTAAACGGCCTCGCGTCTATCCGCCCGAGCGTATGGACAAACGAATGTCTACACGAAATTTCGACCATGGCTGGGGGGTTGGGTGAGTTCGGGGGGTGGGAAAAGCCCAGAAAATTACCTATGAATTTTTTGAGTTACCCTGATACTGGCGATAATGCTCTTGGTTGAGGACAGTAGGCTCTTTGAGAGAGTGAAGAACCCGGGGGTTAAAAGGTTGACATGGGGGCGAAAGGGTGCTATACTAGCCCCAGGAGGAAGACCTATGGGTAGATTCAGAGAAGGAAAGAGTTTGGACTATCAGGGAGCTGAGAAGAAAGCTATGCAGCTCAGAGAGCATCACAAGAGTATGGCCCGGATGATGGTCATGGGAGGAGCAAGGCCAGGGCAGTTAGCTTTGGCGTTTAATATGAGCGCAGCGCAGATCTCGATCATAACGCAAAGTCCGATGTTCAAGCTCGAAGTTGAACGACTCCGGGCTATGAGCGAAGACGCCTGTGCGGATGTGAGGAATCAGCTCAATGGGATGATTCCGTTGGCGCTGGTGGCGCTAGAGGATGATCTGAGCATGGAAGTAGAGGATGATCCTAGGCTGAGAAAAATCCGCCAAACTGCTGCTTTTGACATCTTGAGCCGGACGGGCTACGAGAAGAAGGACGGAGGGCCGTCTGTGGTAGTCCAGAACAACACTCAGATAAACCAGATGACAGAAGAGCAGCTGAGAGAAGAAGTTTTCAAGCTAGCTGCTCAAACGATCGAGGGTAGATGACAGCCTTAGCTCAATTAACTCTCTATCCTAAGGGCTACGAAGAGAACATAGCTTGGCGAGTAGCTATTCTCAGGCGAGTCCAGGTGGATAAAGATTATCGAGCTATGGTGAGGGCACTTTTCTTTAAGGACTTTATCTTTGCCCTGAATGCATTTTACTACACTCTTGATGTTCGAACGAGACCGAGGCATAATCAGCCCTTCTGTACTTATCCCTTTCAGGACCAAGTTGCTCTCCAGATCATAGACCATATCACTCGCGGAGAGGATCTCGCTATTGAGAAGAGTCGTGATATGGGTATGAGTTGGCTAGTTCTTCTCGTTTTTCATTGGATGTGGCTGAATCCCGACGGTGGGTCGGACTTTCTTCTGGGCTCCAGGAAGGAAGACTATGTTGACGAGAAGGGCAACATGCGAACTCTCTTCCAGAAGATTCGCTACGCTCACTATAAGTTACCCTCCTGGCTTTGGCCGAAGGGTTTTGATAGTAAGAAGCATGATAATTATCTAAGGATAGTAAACCCAGAAACAGGTGCGAGTCTCACTGGCGAAAGTAACAACCCGAACTTCTCCACCGGTGGGAGATATCTGGCTGCTCTCTTTGATGAATTTGCCAAGTGGGAGAGCACCGACCAGAGCGCCTGGACAGCCGCCGGTGATGCTACGCCTTGCCGGATACCGGTATCTACGGCTAATGGAGCTAACGGGCAGTTTTACAATCTAGTCACTGACGGAAAGACTAAAAAGACTCGCCTCGATTGGTGGCTACATCCGAAGAAGAGCGAGGGACTTTACTGCGAATGGCCTCAGGACGAGGTCGAGGGAGTCAAGCTGAGGAGTCCTTGGTACGACAGAGAGTGCCAGCGGCGTTCTCCTCTCGAAGTCGCCCAAGAAATCGACATAGACTACATCGGAGCTGGTAATCCGGTCTTCTCTGGAAAGGACGGTAAGCGTGTTGGAAGACTTCTCAAAAGCGAGCACCCGGCGAAAGGCTACTTTGAGGTCTCTCTTGGGGATGCTAGCCTGCGAGCGACTGTCAATCCTCGCGATCTGGAGGCTATTGTCTGCCAGTGGTTCGATCCTATTCCTGGAGATAGCTACACCCTTGGTGTGGATGTTGCGGAAGGGAAGGAAACGGGCGATTACTCGATTGTTAAGGTCTACTCGAGAAAACTCAAAAGCTGCTTCGCAAGTTATTTCTCTCATATTGACGAGGTACAACTGGCGAAGGTAGTGAGGGCTATTAGCAACTGGCTCACTGGTCTCTCTTTCGAACCGCCTTGGATCGGAATAGAGACGAATGGGCCTGGCTTGGCTACGTTTGATTTCTGTGCTGAGGCAGGAGTGGAGAATCTCTTCATGATGCCTCAGTATGATGTGACGACTGGGAGTATTTCTCATCGCAAGGGCTGGAATACGAACAACAGCAGTCGGAACATGCTCATTGCCGGTGTTCGTGATTGGCTCCTTCAGGGTGAAGGTTGGCTCGATCCGAGATGCTGCCGGGAGCTGACGACCTTCGTGAGAAGCAAACTCGGCAAAGCCGAGGCCAAACCTGGCACTCACGACGATGAGGTCATCGCCTGGGGAATTGCTCTCCAAATTGCAGAGCTCGTTCCCTCAGAAGCCCTAGTGGAGAAGGCTGCCCCTAATCGAGGACCGGTAATTGATCTGGCTCCTAACCCCCAACCAGATCCCTCATGGCGGCCACCTACACTGGAAGAGCTTTGTCTCGCTACCTTGGTGAAGCAGGCTTCTGAGCGGAACGGGCTCTCTTTTGAGAATGAAATTGTTTTCCACTAATGGCGTCAATTTTTGACGCGGATAGTGGTGGGAAGAAGGAAAGCTAATGGCGGTTAATTTCTATCCAGCAATAGGGCTAACAGGTGGAGCAGCCGGGGCTCTTGATGCGATTGATGGAGCCGGGCTGGTTGATGGAGATCGGGCGCTGGTAGTGACGACGACGGCGGCTTATTTGTTTCAGCTGAGCGGGAGTAGTGGGGCAGCAGAAAGTAGCCCAGATGTGATAAGCCCCGATAGTAATGCTGGAACGAAAAGATGGCTTCTGGTTAAGGTAGTGGGGAATACCGGTAGCCCGACAACAAATACTGATGGGAGTATTCCTCAGTGGAACGGGGCAAACACTGGGATGCTTAAAGACGGCCTAGCCGTGGTAACGACTGTGGGTGATCCAGGAGTAGATACGAGTATTCCGACTGATCAGGCGGTTCGTGAGGCAATTGACGCGATTCCAGCAAGCAGTGGAACCGATGAGTTTAATAGGTCGAAGTTTGTCTGGAAAGACGCAGATGAGGTTTATATTGGTGGTGGGAAGTATTTGCATATTGGGACTTCGACGCAATGGGTTTACTGGAATTCGATCTTAACTAAGCAGTTGACGACAGCGGCCGGAGTCGAAGATTTTTGGTATCTTTACCTGGATGATTCTGCGATTGTAACAGCGGGAGTAGCTCTGCTAACGGCGGTAGAGTTTATCTGGTCTACTACCGCTCCAACCTGGGATGAGACTAAAAAAGGCTATTACAATTCGCTGGATCGCTGCATCTTCGCCGTCCGAGTAGATGCGGCTAATGCAATCGAGCGATTCTGGCATGACGGCGGAGATTATGTTGCGGAAGATAAATATAATAGCGTCTACGGTCCTACCGACGTGGACCAGACGTTTCTCGACGTAACCTTCAACTTACCTTCGTTCGCTGAGCAGGTGAACGCCAGCTTCGTTTCGAATTTTGTCACCGCGTCCGGCGGGTCTACGGCTTATCGGCCAAACGGCAGCGCCGCAACAACTGGGCAGGTGGTCGGATCAGCCACGGCTGCTGGTCAAAACGTCAATAGTCACGCCGTTCAGGTAGTTAGTGGCGTTGGTGAAGTCAAAATGACAAGCGCCTCAGATTCGACTGTGATTGTTATACAAAACGGCTGGTATCTGCCGAGGGGAATGTGATGCTAAAGACGGTAATTATCTATAATGTGAATACTGGCCAGCTAGATGGCGGATACTTCTCCTTTGAAGACTCTCTCCCGGCAGATGGCTCGACCGGACCTGAGGCGATAGAGGGGATCTTAGCTAAGAGCGTTGAACGTAGAGCCCTGATTCTCGACGGTCGAGTGAAGTTTGATCCAGAGAGCCAGGGGATTCTTGACGGAAGGATAGTCGCAATGGAACCACCGCCGAAGGAAGTAAAGCCTACGGTGGAGGAGAGATTGACGGTTGTTGAGGTTGCGTTGGCGAAGTTGAAAGAGATCAAGGTATGATTATTGCTAGCTGGAAGGACACAGACGAGACTGCTTGGAAAAACAGCACCAGCTGTTCCTGGGTCTCAAATGTTTTTACACTTCCAACACTGACGGCTGAGGGGGCTTTGGTTAAGATTCTTCTAACAAGTCAGACGCTTGATCCGATCTTGCTGACAGAGATTAGCTCAAGTGGAAAAGTTATTAACTATGTGAAGGCTTTGTAGAATAGGGAGGAAAAGAGAGAATGGCTAATACGGCAGACACGACAGTCTCGGGGGATGGAAGAGTTATACAACTAGGCTATACTGCTTCCGGAGCTGATTGGCTCTTAGCAACTGCGTTAGAGAGGTATGCTGAGCAGGGGATTTACTGTGAGAGCATACAGTTTATACCTAGCGCAGCGAATGACATACTGAGAATACGACAGGGTGCTACAGACGGGCCAGATTTGTTCTACTGTAAGGCGGCTGCTGCAACAGATCTGCATATGCTGTATCTAAGTGGGGAGTGGCCTATTAGACCTGTGATTGTACTGACAGAGCAGACTTTTGGAACTCCGGCAAACGTAAAAGTTATCTTCCTTCTCAAGAAGAGAGTGAAATGAACTTCACTGGGCTAGAACAGTGGCTTCTGGGAGCTTTGATCGGCCTGATAGGGTTTATTGTAGGGGAGAAGGTTGGTGGCTGGAATAAGATCTCGGAGAAGAATTGTATTGAGAAGAGAGATGGTTGCCAGGCACTCGAGAAGGAAAAGAGTAAAACGACTGCTGGAACACTAGCTATGATAGAGAAAACTATAGCTGTAGGGTTTCAGCAGATAGAAAGAACATTGCAAGAGGATAGAGAAGATCGGAAAGAGATTTTTAGACGACTAAATGCCTGTGAGATTAGGCTCGCAGGAGGAGAAGACCATGAACGCTCCTAGGTTTGATCAGGTTTATAGCGGGATGACAGAGCTGGGCTACAAGATCTTCGACAAGCCCTATGATATGAATTTCTTCGGAGTAAGGAGCGATGTTCTCAAGGCTGGCGATTGGGACGATTGGATTGGAGCCTTTTATACGAACGATGCTGGTGGGACTAACTACCATGTCTGGCAGGGGACGACTGATCCGAGTGCGGTTTGGCTCCAGCGAGGTGGGAGTCCGCAGGGGACTTTTATTATCTGTCCGGGGCAGTATAGAGGCCTCTGGGCTCTTGGGATGCACAGGGGGAAGTATCGGGCTTTTGTGCAAGTAGGAATGGTCAGAGGCTGGAGAGACAACAACAAGGACACTATCCTTGATATGGGTCCGAATCAGTTGATTGTTGCTGGTCACTTTGGGATCAATGGGCATAAGGGAAGCGGAAGGCTCGACGAAGACAGTGCTGGCTGTCAGGTTGTTCTTGATCAGCACGGGAATTATAATTTCTGGGTCGCCCTTGGAGAGAAACAGGTTGCAACTCTTGGGCTAAACGTGTTTACTTATTCACTTTTGCTTCAACAACAGCTTGGAAAGTAGAAAGAGAGTAAAAGGATGCCTCCGATGCTGATGAATCTTCTCAACATGGCTATGAAGAGCAAAGCGGCACTGGCTCTGCTGGAGCAGCTCTATCCGCTTCTTCGACCAATTCTCTTCAATGCGATCAATGATCCCAAGGTGGAGTGGGACGACATCGCTATGATGATCGCGGACAGGCTCTTTAACTACAAGGCCTAGAGTTAGAGGGCCGGCAACTAATGGCGTCAAAAATTGACGCGACCTAAAAACGAAAGGGATGACCTATGGGGTTCCGGAGTAGAGTAGAAGAAGCGCTAAAGGGACTCAAAGAAAGGCTCGAAGAAGGGGAGAGCCTAGCTGTGCAGGTGCTGAAGGAAGAGAACGAAGCGCTGAGAAGGCTAAACCGGGACCTCCTAGATCGTCTCATGAGCAGGAGCTGGGAGAGTTATAGAGAGTGGGGGAGAGAAGAGGAGAGCTTAATTGTGACAGCTCGGACCGAAGGTCCTGAAAGCGATGAAGATAACATTGGGAGTGTAGTCTGGCGCTCCTCGGAGGATAAGGGAAGACGAGTAAAGCGGCGGATTATCTGCTGGCGAAGGGGAAAGGGACGGAGGAGCAGAGGGAGAAGGCTCTCTGGGCTATGGTGCAGGAGCTCAGGACGGAAGGCTTTGATGCGAGGAAGCCGTTCGAGGGGATCTGGACGGTGAGTATAGCGTTCTTTGCTGGGCAACAGTATACGTTCTTCGAGGGGAATAGCCAACGGCTGTTTGAGGTAGAGAGAGTAAAGGGAAAGATAAGGACGACGGATAATAAGATACAGCCGAATGTGATGAGGCAGATTTCGGATCTAGTGAAGAATGATCCACAGGTTAGTGTAGTGCCTGCGACTACGGATCAGGATGATATAAAGGCAGCCAGGGTGGGAGATAAGGCTCTGAGAGCCTGGTGGCGCTCGGCCGGGATGAAGGGGAAAGTGAGGAGGTTGGCAACTTGGCTGTATACGACAGGGAATGCTTTTCTGGGAGACCGATGGGACGAGCACTCAGGGCCAGAGACGTTCGATGAAGAGAGCGGAAAGGTGCTCTATGAGGGAGACGTCCAAGGGGATGTCTGGAGTCCTTTTGAGGTGCTGATTCCTTATGAGGCTATGGGGATAAGCGAGTTGAGTGAGAGCCCCTGGGTGATACAGGTGAAGAGGAGAGGACTGGGGTGGTTTGAAGAGAATTATGGGGAAAGAGGACTGAGGGTAAAGGAAGAGAGTCTGGCTCAGACAGGCTTGTCGATAGAGGATCTGCTGGCTGGAGGGAGCAGGGCGAAGGCAAAGATGCAAGGGGCGCTTGAGACAAGGTTGAAAATTAGGCCGAGTAGGAAGTATCCTAAGGGGCTCTACGTTGTCGCGGCTAATGGAGTTATTCTTGAGGAGAAAGAGTGGCCCTTTGATGATTTTGCTCTGGAGCATTTCAAGGACGTTGAGATACCGGGGATCTTCTGGGGCAAGGCGACAATGGAGCAAAGTATTCCGACTCAGAAGAGCTGGAATAGAAATGTCTCGAGTATAGAAGAGTTCAATAGACTGATGGCAAAAGGGAAGTGGCTCACGCCGAAGGCGGCTAAGATGGAAGTGAGCCCGGATGATACTCATGGAGAGGTTATCAGCTATAACCCTGTGATGGGGCATAAGCCGGAGCATCTGAGCCTGAAGGGCTTACCTCCGACAGTAGGGATGAGTCTGGAGATAAACCAAGCGAGCTTTCAGGATAACTTCTCAAGGCATGAGGTTACGAGAGGGACGAATAAGAGCGATATTAGAAGTGGAGAGATGGTGGGGTTGCTCTTGGAGCAGGATGCCCAAGGGAGAATCCCGAGCCATCTGCTGTTTGAAGAGAGCCTAGAAAGGTTCATGAGGAGAGTACTAAGAAGGATTAAAGAGGGCTACAAGGGAGAGAGGATTCTCCAGCTGGTAGGAAAAGAAGGTGAGATTGAGGTCTTTGCCTTCAAGGGGAGTCAGCTTCGCGAGTGTAGCGATGTGATGGTGAAGAAGCAGAGCTCGATGCCAGAGAGCCGAGCGGCTAAGCAAGAACAGATCATGGGCAGGTTTGAGAGTGGGCTCTATGGCGATCAGACTGATCCTGAGGTCAGACGGCAAGTGATGAATATGCTGGAAGATGCTGTGGTGAAGGATATCTACAGCGACGATCGGATGGATGAGACGGTGGCAAGGTGGGAGAATCCGCTGCTGGTTAATTTGGAATTGAAGAGTGTGGTTCCTATTAACGACTATGACAATCATGGACTCCATGTTATTGAGCATAATAGGTTTAGAAAAGGGATGGAATATCAGAGGCTAAAAGAGCAGGATCCTGGGAGCTTTCAGCTGATAGAACAGAGGTTCATGACTCATCTGCTAATGCACCAGAGCTTCTTGGATCAGGCTAGAGAACGAATGATGCAAGAGGCTATGGCTATGAAAGGCGGTGGAGTAGGTGGCTGATTTGAAGCTGGCTGAAAAGGTCAACGGGATTCTCGAGGGACTTGAGAAGATCGAGAAGGCCTGGGAAGAGCTGAGGAATGTGGCTAAGGGACAGAGGGGGCAGCTGCAGAATGAAGCTCTTGATGTGCAGAAGGCCCTGGCTATGCCTTTTGTGAAGTCGAGATTTGATATTGGCCTGCCAAGGTTGCTGGACTATGCCCGGCTGAGAGGCGGCTTTGACAGGCTTAGAGTTAAACAGGTGGCAAAAGAAGAAAAGGAGACCAAGAATGGCTGAGGAAAGTAATGAGGCCAAGATCGAAATCCAAGTTGGCGAAGAAACTAAGGTTTTTACGGCTCCAGATGTGGCGAAGCTCCTCGAGGGTCAAGAAGCTGGTAAAGCTGTTCAGCAAAAGCTGAGTGCGCTGCTGAATACAGTGGAGCGCTATGGGGTTACTCCGGAGGATTATGTGACTCAGGCGGAGGGAGCGCTGGAGTTAGTTGGCCAACTACAGGCTGGTGGGTTCTTTGACGCAGAGGGGAATTTTCGAGTGCCGGAGAAGGGCGGTCAGAAAGAAGAGAGCCTCGAGGATAAGTACTCGGCTTTCTTTCAGAAGAAGGACAAGAGCCCTATTGACCGGCAGAGGGAGAAGATGGACATGATGAGCATAGAGGCGCTGAGTGGCCTCTTTGATAAGAAAGCGGAGCCCTTGGTGAGGAAAATCCAAGAGCTGGAGCAGGACAGGGATGTTCTGCTTCAGGAGAATCTGACGCACAAGCTTCTGAGAGACTACAAGGATCTCACTCCAGAGGATGTTCCTGTGGTGCTTAGGCAGGCGATGAGGGATAAGAGCCGTTCGCTTCCTAAGCATATTGAGGACTACCTCGGAGGGAAAACGAAAAGTGTAGCGGAGAACGAAGCTGCTGTGCTGAAGAAGTACGGCGTAGATCCAGTGAAGCTGGCTGAGAGGAACAAGGTTAGGGAGCTAGCTCCTGGAGACATAGCCGGAATTGTTCTTGGAGGACGGAAGGTTCAACTACCGGGGGCGAGAGTCAAGGATCCTAATGCGATAACAACTAAAGAGGCTGTGGCTAATTTCTTTAAGCTGAGCCGACTTGCCAAAGAGGAGGCATAGAAAGCAATGACTTGGGACGGAACTACTGGAGCGACTCTGAGCAATATCACTGAATTGCTCAAGACGATCTACCTGCCGGCGATTCAGGAGCAGATTAAGGATGAGAACATTCTGTCTGCCTTTATCGAGGTCAACACGGAAGATGTCTCTGGGAAAGAGGCCAAGATCGAGTGTCACTATGGGAGGAATAGTGGGACCGGCTCG